AAAACAATCTCCAAAATCACCTAAATCAACTTCATCAAAACAATCTCCAAAATCACCTAAATCAACTTCATCAAAACAATCTCCAAAATCACCTAAATCAACTTCATCAAAACAATCTCCAAAATCATTATAAAAATAAAAAAATTTAAATTATATCTAATCAACATCATCAATAATTGGACCATTATTATCCATTCCTCCAGGCATTCCTCCAGGCATTCCTCCAGGCATTCCTCCAGGCATTCCTCCAGGCATTCCTCCAGGCATTTCCCCACCAGGCATTCCATTTTGTGGTGGATTTTTTTCATATAGTTTCATCATTAATGGATTTGTTTTACTTTCAAGTTCTTTTTGTTTATTATCATATTCTTCTGCTGATGCGTTACTATTATCTTCTAACCATTGTAAACCTTCGTCAATAATAGGATCTAATTCTTTTTTAATTTCTTCAATTTCTTCATTATTTTCACTATTTGGATCTGATTTTACATTATTTTTAAGATTATACAGGAAATTTTCTAAACCATTTCTTTTTTCAATAAGTTCTTTTTTTTTATCATCTTCTTCTTTAAATTTTTCTGCTTTTTTAACCATTTCATCAATTTCATCTTTACTTAGTCTACCTTTATCATTAGTAATAGTAATATTATTAGATTTTCCCGTACTTTTATCAGCAGCAGAAATATTCATGATACCATTAGCATCAATATCAAATGACACTTCAATCTGAGGAACACCTCTTGGTGCTGGAGGAATACCATTCATAAGGAAATTACCAAGCATATTATTATCTTTTGTAAATCCTCTTTCTCCCTCATAAATTTTAATATCTACACCAGGTTGATTATCAGCATATGTAGAGAATACTTGTGATTTTTTTGTTGGAATAGTTGTATTTCTCTCAATAATTTTAGTCATTACCCCACCAGCTGTTTCAATACCAAGTGAAAGAGGGGCAACATCTAAAAGCAATAGTTCATTAGTTTTTTCATTTCCTTGACCAGTTAAAATAGCTGCTTGAACAGCTGCTCCATAAGCAACTGCTTCATCAGGATTTAAGGTTTTATTTAATTTTTTCCTATTAAAATATTCTGATAACATTTCTTGAACACGAGGAATTCTTGTTGTTCCACCAACTAATACAATTTCATTAATATCAGATTTAGACATTTTAGCATCTTGTAAAATTCTATTAATTGGATCGATTGTTCTTTTAAAAATAGGATCTGCAATTTGTTCAAATTTAGCTTTTGATAAATTGTGAACATAATCTACTCCATCCATTAATGAATCAACCTCGATAGAAGTTGTAGCACACGATGATAGATTAATTTTTGCTTTTTCAGCAGCAATATTTAATCTTTTTAATGCTCTCGCATTTGATTTAACATCCTTTTTATGTTTCTTTTTAATATCTTCACATAGATAATCTACAATTAAATTATCAATATCAGAACCTCCTAAATGTGTATCTCCTCCAGTAGCTTTTACTTCAAAAATACCACCATCAAGTGTTAAAATTGATACATCATGTGTTCCTCCACCACAATCAAATACAATAATATTAAGTTCCTTATCACTATCATTTTTATCAAGACCATAAGCAATTGCTGCGGATGTTGGTTCGTTAATAATTCTTAAAACTTCAAGACCAGCAATACTACCAGCATCTTTAGTTGCTTGTCTTTGTGAATCATTAAAATAAGCAGGAACGGTAATTACTACTTTTTTAAGTTCGTGTCCGATATATGCTTCTGTTGTTTCTTTTAATCTTTGAATAACCATTGCAGAAATTTCTTCAGGATGAAATGTTTTATCCTCATCTTTATATTTAACATTAATTAATGGTTTATTATTTTTATCACCTGTAACTTTAAAAGGCCATAGTTTATTATCAATTGTAACAGTCGAATCGTCAAAACGACGTCCAATTAAACGTTTTGCATCATATACTGTGTTTTTAGGGTTCATTGTTGATTGACTTTTTGCTGCATCTCCAACTAATTTTTCATCAGTAAATCCAACATATGATGGGATAATTCTAGATCCCGTTTGGTAATCTGGAATAATCTCAACTCTATCATTATTCCAAATAGCAGCACAACTTGTAGTTGTTCCAATATCAAATCCCGCAGCGATATTTTCTTTATCAGACATTTTTATATATAATAATATTATAATCTTTAAATAATTTTGTTATTAAACTCTGGTAATCTTTTTTCTATTATAATAAATAGTAAATTCCATAATTACGCGAAAAATACCAATTGTTATTTTTTTTTCAATTATTTCTGGATAATAATATGATGTGATTCCGTTGCGCTCTATTGATATATAACTATTTTCCGTTAGATTAATAATTCCTTGAAAGTCGTTCCATTCTGTCTGAGATATATTTATTTCATTTAGTGGATTACTTGCTAATTCAAGATATTGTTTCAAATCCACATTTGTAATTGCTACAGGAGTTGTAGCATGTTGCCAATGAGAAGTACTAGAAGGTTCATTAGTGCCAAAAAATATCCATTTTAAATTATTAACAACAAGTTTGCTTGATACAGAGTTTTCTCTAATTGGTAATAATATATGTTTACCATTTTCGTCTAAACCATATAATTTTATATTAAATTTTTTTAATTCTGGTAAAATAGGGTTTAAAACTAATGTATTTGTATCTTTAGGACCACAACTAGTTCCATTTAATTCTTTTTTATATATTGCTAATTCTGAATTAGAAGCTCTAATATCTAATGATTCATCTATATATATAGAATCATAATACTTTAAATTATTATAATATATATTCTTTATTTTAAAATTATATGGATCACGACCATCGTGTCTGCGAGAATTAGCAGCATCATCATTCATCCCCCCTTGATTATATAATACAGTACCTTTATAAATAGGCCAAGGTAGAATGCCTGGTATATGTGTGCCTTCAAAATTATAATAACTTATTGTTTGATCACTTTCGCGATCTGATTCAGTCATAGGAATTACTTCTTTAGAAGGTACCATAATTCTATTAAAATCATTTAATTGTATATATACATAATCACCTTTTAAAAAAAATGGATTTTGTCTATAATCATAATGACTATTTTCTCTTACATAATTTTTATCAATATGTATTTCTGTTTTTAAAGTTTTTATATATATGCAATTTTTAATATCTTCTAAAATATCTACATAAAATTCATAATCATTTATAAATTGTCCATTATTACTATCAATATTAATTGTTAATTTTTCTAAATTATCTTCCATTTTACTATATATATATAAATTAAATTGTTTATTTATATAAAGATATCTTTATATTAATATTTTAAAAATGAATAATTATATAGATTTTTATTATCATAATTTAAAATGTATATTATATAATGTATTATCGATATTTTTTATAATAACTAATTGTTTTGTACCATTATATGTAGAGGAAACAATATATTTTAATTCTAAAATTATTGAATATATTACTATTAATTATAAATTTAATTCAGATAAAGAACGTAATAATTTTTTAAATTTTATGAGTAAATTAATCATAAAAAATGAAGATTTATTAGTTTTATTAAAAAAAGAAAAAGAAACTATAGAAAATTTAAATAATTATGAATTAGATAAAGATAACGAATATTCATCATCAGATGACGAATATGAAAAATCTGAATTAACATCAGATAAATATATTAATTATTCGTCATCTGAAAAATTACCAAATCTTGTTAATATTAAATCTAATTCAAATAATGATATATTAAATAATACAATTACACCAACAACATTTCAATTAGATTTTGAATAAATATTAATTACTGAATTAGTATTACCATCATTACTAGATACAAAGTCAAAACCACCATTACCAATTCTGTCTAAATAAGAAATTGTTTCGCTATCTAAAGAAGAAAAAGGAGTTGGATTTATTTGTGTTTGAAAGTTTTCAAATTTTTCAGATGAATACATTTTCTTTCTTAAATTTTTAAATTCTTTTAATTTGTTGTCATTTTTTCTTAAATATTCTTTAAAATCAACAAATGTATCACCATCCTCTTCGTCTGAATGGTCCCAGTAATCAGATAAATGAGGATTATCACTTTTAAATTTAGCTAAAATATCAGATGCTGATATAGCACTGCTTGCTGTAGATCTACCTGCTAAAAATTCCATACCAGATATAGATGCACCGCTAGTATCAGCAAATCTTTTATCCAAAGAATTAGGGTTCCATCTATCATAATCATAAGTATCGCCCAATACTAAATCTTCTAATTTTATATCTTTAATAGTACTATCTAAATCACCATATTTATCTAACCATTCCTCGTATTTATCTTCTTCAAATGGTTGTATAGATACATCACTTTCTTGTTTATGATACATATCAAATCTTTTAATATCGTTTGCTTTACTCTTTAGTTCATTCATATCAAAGTGGTTATTCAATAATTCTAATATATCACTTTTACTAGTATCTAAATTATCTATAAGTTCATTTTTAAAACTATTGAAATTTTGATTTACCAATAATGCTCTTAATAAATAATCATTATATTGAAAATGATGATATATATCTTTTAAAGGTACTAATAAAATTTTAGGAGCTTCTTCTTCTTTTTCTTTTAAATATATATCTGCTATTTTATCAATTATTAGTTTTTTAGTAGATTTATATAATAATTCAGGATTTATATAATTGCTTTGTAATTTTACTATTTTAGTATATTCATCAGAATTTATTATTATTCTTCTTAGCGATTTAAGATCTAATATACCTTCCCGTATTTTTCTACTATTATTTTTTAATTCTTTACTTGTTGGTTGTCTAATTAATAATTGTTTATACAAAGTTATTATATTAAAATTTATATTATTTATTTCTGGAGCATCAATCGCATCATCGTATTTTGTATTAGTATAAGGTAAATAAGCATCACTTATTGGATCATTTATAGTTTTTTTATTTTGACTACTGATACCAAATTCACTCATATTTTTTATATTCTCTAATTTAATGAAACTATTTTTATGTTCTAATTTATTATCCTTTTTTAAATGATCTAAATCTTGTAAATGTAATTTTTTTTGATTTATTTTTTCAATAAAGTTATCATAATAAGATTTAACATAATCTTTTCTTTCTCTATTTAAATCTCTTTCATTTATTCCATATAATTGTAATAATTCATCATTACTAACTTCTTCACTTTTTTCTGTTTCATATTTTTTTGTGCTACTTACTATAATTAATATACCTTCACTACCATTTTCTCCACGTTTTAAATATGTATCTTTTATATCAACATTGCCCTCTATAATTATACCACCATCCCCTCCCTTTCCTGGAATAAAAGTTTTTACTATATCGCTATTTTTTTTACTATGTAAACTAAAACCTTTCCCTCCACCAGTATCTTCAAATTTATATACATCTGATGGTATTAATTCTCCAAAAAACCCGCCATTTCCACCCTTACTAATAGTTAAATCATTTTCTCCTATTTTAAATGATGTTGAACTATCTAATATATAACCACTTCCTCCATCACCTATACTTGTCTCTGTCGCAGATCTACCATGTTTTATATCATTTATATCATAAGATCTATCATGTCTTAATAAAATATTCCCTATTCCCCCGCCTCCGCCCCCATAAGATTTATTATTTTTATAAAACCCAGAACCACCATTGCCTGATATATCATTACCTAATCCACCTATACCAACATTTAAACTATTTGATATTCCTGCACCACCTCCACCACCACTAGAATAATTACTTTTACCTAATTCTCCATTAATAGGTGTACGAGGAACATTACTACTATAAGAAGCACCTCCTCCACCACCAGCAATTACTAATAATCTTTTATATGTATCACCCCCTCCTTCTATTAGCTTTAATAATTCAGTATTATTTCCTGAATTTCCCGCTCCTCCCTTTTGTAAAAGTTTAGTTTCATCATCTGTATCCAAAGAATTACCTAATAATCTTCTTTTCCATTCCTCTGCCCACGATAATATATTATTACCACCTCCCATACTACCATCATTAAAACCACCATTGCCACCTGAACCAACTATAATTTTATATGTACCTTTTCCCATTTTAAAATTTCTTAAAATTTTAGCATCTCCAGATCCTCCTCCACCCCCACCATATCCACCACCACCTCCTCCACCAACAAGTAAAATATCAACATATTTTTCTTCAGTAATTTTAAAAGTATATATTTTATGTTTTAATGTATTATCTCCTTTAAATATTATTTTATCAACAGTATAATCATTATCATTAGCTAAAAAAGTATCCATATTTTCTTCTTGTTTCTCTATTTTATAATTTTGTATACCTTTCCAACCATCCGCGGCTGTGCTATCTGTAGTTTTTTTATATAAATATATATCATTTCCAATTATTATCATAGAATCGCCTTTTTTTTTTTTTTTTTTTTTTAATTATTTTTTTTTTACAG